AAGTTACACTGGCGCAGAAAACTATCTCATCGCTGGCACTAACAACGGTGTCTGGCTTTACTACGACAACCTTAAAAAACTAGAGACCGTTTCTACTGGCGTTGATGTGACTGGAGTAATTACCGCAACTGGCGGAAGCTCTACGGACTGGAACACTGCTTATGGATGGGGAGACCACTCGACTGCTGGCTATGTGTCCAATAACGGTACGGCTACTCTAAGTGCGCTGACTCTAACAGGCGAGATTGATGAGCAAGTATTTGCTTTGTCTGGTACTACGCCTTCGCTAGATCCAGCCAACGGGACAATCCAAACATGGACATTATCGGGCAACAGCACGCCCACGGACTCGCTGGCTGAAGGCGAAAGCATTCTTCTGCTGGTTGATGATGGCACAGCTTACACAATTACATGGCCTACTATGGAATGGATTGGTGGCTCAGCCCCCACATTAGATACAGCCAACACGAATGTGATTGAGCTATGGAAAGTTGGTTCAACTTTGTATGGTGCATTGGTGGGCGTGTCCTCGTGAGAAATCATTTCCTAAGAGCAGCTACACCTAAAGGCACTCCAATTGAGTTTGTGGGTGCAGTAAGCGCTTCAGGGAGTTCTTATTCATCATCAGCATTGTCTGTCAGCACAGACGATTTAGTCGTTATTTACACATCTGGTAAAAATGGCGATTTTAGTTCAACTACCATTGGTGGGACGGCTAGTTTGTCATTAATACAATCATCTGTTATTGCTACAGGTTCAGGTGGTAATGACTGTCTATATGATCTTCAGGTCTATGGTGTAACCTCTGGCGGGACAATTACCTTAACAGGTAATGACCAAGATGTAATGGGAGCTGCTATTGCATTCAATGGGGGTGATAGCGTTAGCTATGACCAAAGCGCTACTAGCTTAAGCCTATCTGGTATTGGTAGTGATGATGCTTTGTTATATATCGAATCTCACCAAGACACATCGGTCTACCCAACGCTACCTAGCGGATTTACAAATACTGGTGGAGACGAGCTTTGGTTGGTTGGGCAAGGTGGTAATGCAGTAAATTGGTCATCACGCTCTGGTTACTTAGAGAACCCACCTGCATCCGTATCACATACTGTTAGTACCACAGGGGATGGCCCACAAGCGGCGATCCTCTTACAAATTTATAGAGCATAAGGTGTAATTATGTATATTAAAGTACAACCAGATGGGAATATTATAAACCCATATACAATCAGAGAGCTAAAAGAAGAGCTTTCTAACATTAGCTTTCCCTCAGACATCCCAACTCAAACGCTGGTTGATTACGGTGTTCATCCACTTGTACCAACAGCACCGCCGCAATACGATCCCGTAACGCACAAGTTAGTTGAGGATACGCCTGTAAAGCAGAAAGCCCGTAATGATGATGGTACATGGAAAGCAGATGATCCCAATACCCCAGAAGATGAGGCGTGGGAGTACATCCAGACTTGGAAGCTAGAGGCGTATACGCCAGAAGAGGTGGCTGACAATATTGTTGTCTATAACCTACGACAAGATGCCAAAAGAGCACAGGCTTATCAGGATGAATCTGATCCCATATTTTTCAAAGGGCAACGAGGAGAAGCTACTCATCAAGAATGGTTAGATAAGGTTGCTGAAATTAAATCACGGTATCCCGATTATCAGGAGTAATCTTATGCCAGTAACAAGATGTCAACTAAATGGTAGGCAAGGGCACAAATGGGGAGAGTCTGGTAAATGCTACACGGGCGTAGATTCCAAATCACGGGCTGCTAGGCAAGGACGTGCTATCAAAGCGTCCGAGGGACGCTGAAGATTTCTTTCAGAAAAGCTATTCAGGCATCAAAGAATGCCTGATAGATTTCTTCCGAAGGAAGCCATTAAAGCGTCTGAAACAAAAAAAGAAGGAGCGTAAATATGAAAACACTTAGAGGATTATTTATTTCATTAATGCTGTGCTGCACTGTTGTTAGCGTAGCTGACGCACAGACGCATTACTTTGATCCAGCCCATCCTGGGCATGGCGTATCGGTAACGCGTGATTCAGGGCAGGGCAATGCGTTTATTTGGTATTTGTACAATAGAAGCGGTGAAGCCGCGTGGTTGATTAGCACAGAGAACTGCGCAGAATATCCATGCGTAACTGGCTTGGCTCAGTCAAACGGAACATGGATGGGTGGGGATATTGAGCTAGAAGAAGTTGGTACCGTATTTATTGACTTTGTAGACGGCGGTATGCTCTGGGATTATGATGTAAAAGACTGGCCTCTGTCAGGAGATTGCGGTAGGCTAGTGATGATTGAGCAAAATAAGTGTGTAGGCACTTTTAATATGGTTGCCGTAGACTAGCTCAGGCTAGTATCAATAAAATATCGACCAATTAAGTAGGCATCTGCAACACCTGAGATAGCTTGCTTATTAAGGCCGCTGAAGTCATGGTTTGGGAGTAGCTCCTGCATCTTGGCAACAGCGGCCTCTTTATTTGTCTTAATCAGATCAAAGTGTTTTTTCCAATCCCGTGGCGATACCTTGTGTTGAGAGAGTAGAACTCCGTTGCCTGACGCACGGCTAATCGCCGCACCTACCACTAGCCCTGTTTGCAATCCAAACTTAAATGAGCTGGCTACGCCTTGTCCAGGAAAGCTATGCACATTCTCCCACACCACAATAACATCTGTGTGCGATACACGATCAATAAACTCCCCCACACGAATGGCATCAACTACTCGATGTTTTGATAGTGTCATCGGCATACATTCATACTCTACTTCCCCATTGTTATAAATGGCTACGAGAGCACCATAGGCGCCTGGGTCAATTGCAACAACGGTAATATCCATAATTATTTCCTTAATATAAATCCTAGTCGTTTATGCTCTGGATTGGGCATAAAATGCTTGTCGGATGTTTCTTTGTATACTGGTATAAGCGTATTCACATCATCAGGCACATCTTTCCAATCGGGGTTGTGCCGAAAATGGATCTCAATAACCTTATCACCAATAAACTCAACATTAATGTGGGGCCTATGCCCCACGATTTGGTCGCAGATACGGGGAAAGGGCGGAGCGTAGTCTATTCGCTTCCAACCTAGCCATTTCCATAGCGGGTCACTTATATCCCTAAGACCCTCAACAGCCAGTATTGGTTCCCCATCGGTGTAGTCTACCGAGATATGTCTGCCTATAAACTCTTCACACCAGAAGTATCCTGGCTCTACAAGCTCGTGAGTGTCGTTCTCCAGCCATTTTATCTCTGCACCCCTACCCATACCCAATAAATTGATACAAGGCCGTACAACGTATCTGGCTGGCTCTGGGACGGGTATGCCTGCTGGCCCGCATTTATACCCTAAATACCTTGATACCTGCAATTTGTTAAAAAACCACATATTGCCAGGATCAATACCCTCCCATACATCTAAATCATCATACAGCGGTTGCATAGTCATCAGATACCTTTGCTTGTACGCAGTTAACAAATGCCTGTAATTCCTCTTCATTCATGTTCTTGATGTCTTTCTTGAGGAACTTTGTTTTAAGTCCTGGGATGTTAATATTGGCATTCTTTACGTACCGAGCCGAGGCTCGTGTCGCGTCTTGGTCTAGGCATAAGAATATGTTCTTATAACGCTGTGCTCTGATTTCCGATTGCTTCTGGGCTGTTAGGCTAGTGCCTAGCAACGCCACAGAGTCAAAGTGTGGATTAATTCGTAAAGCAGACACAATATCCTCTACCACAATCAGGGTATCTGTCTTTTTGCGTAGCTCCCTGCCCTTGTAATACCATGACTGCGAGATTGCGTTCTCGTTGCTTAGCTCATTGATACACTTAGGCATAGTTACCTTATCTACTTTAACTGTCAGCAATTCCTTGTAGGTGCGTATAGTCTTACCACGCTTTCTGCGGTCAGGTGAGTAGATACCAAATATGATTCTGCCATCTGTGTATGCGGTCTTTACACCGCCGTATGCCAGCAACGCATCCGTTAAACCATAGTAGCGTTTTAGATAACGGCTGTGGCGCTCAATCAAAGGTATGCTTTTGGTTAGGCGTTCTGGTTTAGTAATGTCCTTTGCCAGCATCCTAGAATTGAACAAGGTTTTGCCATCGCCTTTCAGCGATACTGAGCCATAGCCCAAATCACATGATGCTCTCCAGCAGGTGTAGCTAGCGGTTAGAGATGTAGGTCTTCTAATCGACAGCGAACGCTCGTTAGTGCTACCCCCACCGCAATGGGGGCACACTATACGAGTTTCACCGTGCAAGGGCAACTGTGCTGCAAGTTGCTGAACTTCAAGTATAGATGAAGTTTTTCTTGCTACGCTCATAAGATTTCGCAACTGCCTCCTGTGCAAGCCAATTCCTGAGAGCCTTTGGTATGGTCTTCGCTTTCCCACTCAGCCAGCCGTGACCAATCAATGTTGCTAGGCATTCTACCAAGAAACGCTTCGTAAACTGCGGCGTCACAATCTTGGTACGGTGCTTGCTGGTATGTGTGGTCAGAATGAGGCAAGAACGATACACCTGACATTTCATCAAAGTGCTTATACACAAATGCACCCACTTCCAACCATTCCTCATCACGCACAGTAATCGTAACTGACGGTTTGTGCTCGCACCAGTGACGCTGATACATCAGCCACAAATCAAGCTGTTCAATAGCTGTCATGTCGTTTCGAGTAATTGCATTGTCTGGTGCTTTCTGGGGAAAGCTAAATACCGTAGTGGTATCACCCTTCATCACACATGGCTCATTAGGAATGCCCATGTCAATCATAAACTGCGTTAATGGATCTTTGTTATCATTGCGTACTGTACGGATATAATAATCCGAATGACGGGCATGGATTCCGCTAGCGCTGTCCACTAACTGGGATACCGTACCGCTTGGCTTAACGCAAGTGATAGCCGCAGACTGATTGATGCCCATTGCATCTGCCCACTTCTTGTTGACCTTAATGCTATGCTCTCTCAAATCATCAAGCAATTGTGCTGTATTGTCAGCCAATGTGCTAGTCAAGGGGTTATCCATAATACCTGTCAGGCTAACACCCAGCAAACGCTCTTCCTCAGTATGGCGTTGCCAAATCTTCCGTAGGTACGGGAATCGCGTATATGAGCTTTGGATTGTACCAAGAAGAGTAGCAATCTCAATCTTTTTCTTCAGGCTTTCCAAATTATCAGTAGGTCTGACTACTACCTCCGTAAGGTTACAAAACTGATATGGGCGCAAGATAATCTCGCTACAAGGGTTTGTACCCCAATCATATTCTGGCTCTCTACGCCCATTCTTGCCCGCCTGTCTGATGCTTGCTTGGCGGTTAAAGATGCCACGCTCACCGCTTTTGCTCTCAATCAGCGCCAGCCACTCACGCATAAATGTTTCCATGTCTGGCTTTTCCGTGTACGCCACAGAGTTATTAGCCAATGCCCGTTGTGAGCTTGATTCCCACCAATTACCAGACTTAGCGTGGCGCAGTCTATCGTCTTGCAGGTTGCTAAGGCTAATCATGGCGCTGCGTCTTACACCGCCTACTACAACGACCTCACCAATCTTACACATCAAGTCGTGGCACTCAAGGGAATTTAGCTTACGCCCTTGCGCTTTCTTAAATGTGTCTACAGCAAAGTTAAACAAATCAATCAGCGGTGCAGGGCCAGAGGCACGACCTCCAAATGTTTTTAGTCTAGCGCCAGATGGGCGAACGGCTGATACATCCCATTTTGGAATCTCGCCAGACCATAGCAAAGCCAGCAATTGGCGCAATGCCTTAGCCCACCCTTCTTTACTGTCTCGTACCACGATAGTCGTTTCTGATGGGAACAGCTGGTCTGGTACTTCTGGCAATTTGGTCACATACTGGCGCTCAACAGAAAAGCCTACGCCTGTGCCACATAACAAGATAAACATTGCCTCGTCAAAGCTCTTAGGATCGTCTACAGGCAAATATGAGCAATTGTATGCACAAGTATTGTCACGCTCTAATGCTGGGCCAGCAGTCATCATGGCACGCATTGATGGCATCACATCTAAATTAAGAATAGCGTCCTTAATCTCTTTAATTTTCTTGTCCGACAAACCTGGGACTTCTGCATTAACTACTACATTTTCAATATACCGCGTTACGGTTTCTTCCCAATCTTCTCTTCTGCCTTCATCCTGAATCCAGCGAGCATATCTGCTCTTGTGGATAAAAGATTGATAGTCTGTCGGAAGTTGCCTCATTATTATCTCCTAGTAATTGTCGTCTTGTTCTTCGCTGTCTTCTTGAGTTTCAGTAATGCAACCTCTGATATAATCTACCAAATCAGGGTTGTCATAAAACACACATAAAAGCCCTGTGCCTAATCGAGTTACAACTGCCTCTTCATCATGCTTCTCGTCTAAGCCCATAAAAGCCCATGTAGCATGTAATACCTCGTGTAGCAATGTGTCAGCAACTATCATGGGTTCTAGGCCAGTGTAAATGTAGATACGACTATTGATCTTGTCGCACCAACCATACTTTTCTGTCATTTCAAAGTCCGCTGCCTCTAGCGGAATAATTTCGTAGGTACGATAACCAACAGATAGGCAGTCGGGTAGATTATTTGTTTTCATTAATCCATTCCTTTAATTCCTGATGGCGTAAAAAACAATCAGCGTACCCACCGTATAGCGTTAGCACATAATTCACAATTGCGATGCTTTGCTCTGTTGGTTCAAGTACACTGATTGGTTCGGGTGCTGGGATAGCTTTGCACGGTTGCATAGCTTTCTCAGGCAATCTTTGTGGAATCTCAGTCCCTGAGGGGAGGGTTACTGAGTCCAGTTGTGGTGGCTTTGTGGGCGTCAATGAGCACCCCGTCAAAGTAAGGGCTAAGATCGCACAAGCCAAAATCTGTATTTTTGTAGTCATTTTCTATCTCCAAGAGCGTGGTTTCTAAGACAGTTATCTGCTCTAAGAGTTCACGTTCACGCCTTTCAACTTCACGATACCGCGCAAATTGTTCCTCTAAAGTATTGAAAGCATTGGTAATCTTTTCTTGCCACTCTTCATCTCTATCATTTAAAGTATTATACCACATTTTGTTATTATTATCAAGCTCTTTCTTGTACTTATCATAGGCAATATCAAAGCCACGATCTACACCGAAATTCTGTCCTGCAAACCAAATGCCTCCGCTTAAAGCGATAACGCCCAGTGCTTTTATACCCCAGGCAACAAGCCTAGCCTTTGTAAATAACATCACAATTTGTCCTCGTCAACAATATAGTTTAGAATAAACCAATACACAAACGATATGATTGCCATTCCAGCATAGTCTCCAGTAGTGGCGCTATCGAAACCTTGTGATAGCCAAAAGATAATGCAAAGCACTGTCATTAAAAAAGCGGTAGCCCCCGCTAAAAATACCTGCTTATTCATGTTAATCTCCTATGGCATCCACGAGGGTGCCTTTTAGTATGTCAATTAGTCCTACCATCTCAACAATATCTGCATAGTTTACTACAACAGAATTATAGTATTTACCATCGCTGGTCTTCATAAAGCATACCATAGCTTCTGCCTTGTCTTTATCCTGCTCCAACTTAGCCTTAATCTCTTGAAGCGCATGAATGATGTCATCGTGCAGCTTGTTATCTTTGCCCTGCTTTTTGCTTTCAAAGTCAATAACCTTCATTATCCCAGTCCTCATAATTGTCTGGATCCAGTTCATGCAACGGGCGTTGATTCTTAGGCTTGCGTTGCGGTTTAGTTTTTACTTCTTGTACAGAGGCTTTATTGTAGCTGGGTGCGTGCTTAGCCACCCAGTTACGCCTACTCCAGTTCTTGCTCTGTGGTTTATCTTTGCTCATAGCTCATTTAAATTGACACAAGTCCATTTTCTTTTTTGTCCGCTGGTGTATCATTAGTCCGACCACGCTGCCACTTACCACATCCAGTACATTGATAGCGTTGGTATATCTGTGTTTTGGTTCGCTCAAGTCCTCGTTTCTGTAGTTTGTTAGAGCCGCAGTTAACGCATTGGGCACGAGTTCCGTCATTGTACAAAGCCACATTGGGGTGGTTCTTAATCCAAGGCATTAGATGCACATACACTTTCTCTAACAATCTAACATCTTGAATGTTATACCGCTTCATCACATTCCATGAAGGCTCATCATCGTCCATACAGTCTAGCCAAAGTTGCATACCTTTGTGCTTAACTTTGCCCTCAATGCCCAAGAAACGAGCCACATAATCTAGCTTGTTGCTGGGCAACTTAAACTGCTTACGGGCAGTATGCAATAAATCAATCTGCTTAACTGGGCTTGGGGGCTGGTAGCCATGTTGCAAAAACTCTTGGTTTAGAACTGGCATGTCAAATCGAGAACCGTTGTAGTGCACAACAGCATCTGCCTCTTCAATCAGCTCGTGTGCCGTTTTAATCATGTCGTGTTCACCATCGTGGAATACTGACTTGAAAATCATTCCTGGTTCTTTGTGCCACTTCGCAGCAAAGCACAACGTATATCCTGGCTCAACGATATTATCAATGTGAATATCTTGTTTCCACAAACCCCACGCATATACCTTATGCGGTGCTGTTTCAATATCAATATGTAGAATCTTAATGGACACGTTGACTACCTCTTATGTCAGTAATTGGTTTTGGGTCTGATGCTTTGATACCAAACTCCATCGCAATGTCTTCTGCGATTTCTTTAATTGCTTTGATGTTATTGTCATTCTGGTATGTAAAATGAACCAGTTCAGGGCTGACGCCCTTCTCTGAATGATGGGCTGGCACCTTGCGTAGAAATTTCTCATCACGGTCAATGGCAATAACAGCTCCATCGTGACTATTAATCCAGCGAGCTTCGTTGTCATAGCGTACATCGTCAATCACATATACCATCTCACGAACGCTAGTTGCGCCAACCATCTTGCCTATCATCCTATCAATTTCTATAAGCATGTTAATCTTAGACTGCGCCAAATTGACAAACACATCTTCGTTGTGTCCCCGCATTAACGCCCCGATATCTTGCAGTAGCTTCCTAGGAGATGCGCCAAGCTCGTCAATAACATCTTCTTTGTATTCATTGAAGAACGCACTAACAGGGGTTTCTGTATCTTCATAAATGATCTGGTCAATTACTGGCGATAGCATATTCCGCAACGGGTCTGCAAACGAAACAACGACCACCTCATAGTTATCCTGTAAATAACGAGCGACTGTGCTTTTACCTGAGCCCGCCTTACCGCACAATCCAATTACATTCATCCCTTTATCTCCTTGATTGCTGCTGCTGTTACTGTCTGAATGCCCCTACGCATATCCGCTTGCGCAATTAAGCTAGGCGATAACTCTGGCAAACCAAACATTACACTAGCTTCGTATGGCGATACCGTTTTAATTACTTTGTATTCGTCCGCCGCTTTAATGTGATGGTTGTTATCCAAAATGCGGTCACGATATTGCTTATACCTATACGGATCGACTTCTTGTTCCAAACCAGGAAATGCTGCAATGTACAGAATCTCGCCTGCTGGCCCTTCGGCAAACACAATGGTTTTTGTTTTGTCCGTCTTTAGCTGAATAAAATAATCGTACTTATTTGTCATCATCCCAATCCTCAATGTATTGTATTGCAGATAACTGCAAAATAATCATTGCGATATAGACTAATGGCACAATGAAAATTACGCTAAACACGACAGGCCACGGAACGATTAGTAACCCAGCCAGTTTAGCTAGTGCAACGCCTATAAAAGTAAGAACCGTAGTAAGAAGTATCATTTGTATCTCCTCTCAATTCTTTCCGCTAGGTTTCTAAGATCGGCTGCTAGTCTCAAGTCTTCCATCTCTCTGATTCTGCTATCAGCCCAAGTAGCGGACTCGCTTTCCTGTAAAGCATGTTCAATGTCGGATTGATTTGCCATTGCCATTTCCTCCTTATAGGACTGAATGTCGGCTTGTTCCTGTTCCCAGTCAATAAACTGCATCAGAATTCCTTCTGTTATATCACGCTGGTAGTCATAGCTGTCACTGTACATAAACATCTTCCGTGCTATCCAGTAGCTTGGCGGTATCTGCCGTAACTTGTCTCAGATTCGCTAAGGTTTCCTCAGCGTCATCAATCTGTTGCTGGCGTTCTATAAGCTGTCCTCTTAGATGCGCTTGTGCTACATTTTCTGCTGAGATCCAGAATAGATCAAGACCTTCCTCTCCAGCAAATACATTCTGTGCCTCGTCTGACCATAGATTAAGCCCTTGTGTCATTCTGCCAGTGGCTTGTTCTACAGTCACCCAAAATACCCATGTGCCCGACTTGGGGCGGCTTGTTTTAATATGGTGCATCATACATCCTCGCTTTGCGGTGGTTGCCATAGTTCATCGGGCTGTCTGCGTATCCAAAGCAATTGCCCAATCTCTGTAATAAAATCCCGTAAACTAACTGTTACTTCTTGGTTTGTTTTCCAATTGGTATATTTTACCATATCTCCATCCAAATGTAAACCCTCTGGTGGCTTTTTTTCTAGCTGTCTTTTATACAAGCCGTACACGACATCATAGTAGTCCTGCTCGTCTACAATGCCGTCTAAAGCCTTTTCTGCCTTCTTAGGGCCGATCATAGGGCAACCCATGATGTTATCGGTTGAGTCGCCTGTGAGTACCTGTGTCCAAAAGTGCCGTCTACCTGATTCCTCTGATACGACAACCTTTTCGTCCCTAGTAAACACATAATGCTTGCCTGGAACCATGAGCAAGTCTTTATCGTTACTTACTACAATTCCAGCTTCGCCCAATTCAGTTAATGCAATACCCAACTCGTCATCGGCTTCCTGTCCATCGGATACTGAAGTCGGATGATTCTTAATCAGGTATTCCTTTATGTCATCTAGGTGAATTGGATACCTAGCGTTCTTGCGATTAGCCTTATACTCTCGAATGGTTGCAACTTCCTTACGGAAATTGTTTTTACCTGTCAAGTAAATATGGTAATCGTTTGTGCCTATCATGGTAAGGCAAGTCTCAACTATCTCTTTGACGTTTTGCAAAGCATTTTCCAAAGGCTCGATTTCCATGCGAGTAATCTTACCGCCATCTTCGGAATCAATCTCTACAATGCGGTGCTCTGCTGCAAAGCCAGCTCTGTAGCAAATCACATCACCGTCAAAAAGTAATTTATGCGACATCTCTTAGTTCCATTGGTACATATTTTTTATCATATTCACTTAAGAACCCTTTAGCATGAGTCTTAATGGCTGGGTGAAAGTTGCTATCCTCTTGTATTGCTGAGAATACCTCGTGTGCCCATTTAAGATCCATCTCCATAATAACCGTGTGCTTAATCATATCACGGAAAACTGCATCCAGCTGTGCTTTTACATTGGTGTCCTCAATGTCATCAACAATAGACGCCCAAGTAGCAAACGTGTCTGAAATCTTATCTACAAGGTTAATGCTGTCTTTTGCAGTAATTTTAAACTTAGCGTCCTGTATGTCCTGTCCCATGCTAAAATCCTCTCTTGGCTTCATAGTATCGCTTTTTAGATATTTGGTATAGTTTGCGAGGACATGGGCCAACCCGTGTCACGCCATTTCCATCGCTGTAATACCAAGTCGTATCTGACCAGCCGTCCACCTTTTGGCTAACAGAAGGGGTGGCTTTCGCCACCGCCTTCCTTAGACCTTTTGCTTTGTAACCCCGCATATTAAAACGGTACATCCTGTGCTGACTGAGAACGCTGTCCGTCTTGGTCGCTGGGTCGAATAGTAACCAAGATGCTGTCTGAATCTCTAGCGTCAGGCACGCCTGCTGGGTTAAAGGTTCGTTCAAGCAACATGAATGGGCCTTTTTCTGAGTCTACAATGCGCCCAATCTTGCGCCAACGGGCTTTGGTTTCCCCGTTTTGCTCGTACTCACCAGTCTTTACTAATAGGTCTTGTGAAGCCATTCTTACTCTCCTTGGTCTCGGTTATCGTACCATTTCAACGCACGGTAGCCACCGTACACTACTGCCACAAACAAAACAACACTCATAATCTCTGTAAACATATCAGTTCTCCTTATCAACCAAATGGAATGTCATCGTTAAACGGTTCGCCTTCATCAAAGTTTTCTGCATCTTCCTCCTTGTAAATTTCATTTTTCTCGTCTTCTAACGCTTGAGCTAAAAAGGCATCGGGATCCATAAACCTAGCCTGAAGCTCAATGGTGCGCTTATCAATCGCTTTAAAGAAAGCATCTAACGCTGCTTCCTTGGCGGCTTTGGTGTTAGTCGCTGGCTTAA